CGGGCAAAGCCCCGAATCGTCATATATCTATCACAGATCAAATGTGACGAGACTACTTCGTAGTCATGATCACTGCACCTCGTGCAGTGGTCCGGATAGTAATTTCTCTATCCCAGATGTCCTCATCATGAGGCATCCCATCAGTGAACTCATTGTAGTCCACGTGAAGCATCGCTCCTGGGTCTTCAAGGAGCGGCGTGTCTTCGGGTATAACCTCGAAGGCCCTACCAATCATATACATGGCAGGATCCACACATATAACCCTGTGTGGTATGGATGTATTCCATGCATCCAGCTTCCGCTTTATAAGTAGCGAAAGCCTCTGGTCGCGGGTCACTACCCCGACCTCAGTCTTATCTGCCCAGTCACGTGGTAACACATGAAGCAGGTAAGAATCAGACTCCATGAATAAGTTGAGTCTGTTGACTACCCTGTTGGGTAGCGGCTTATCCTCCCTAATTAGGGAGATAAGATCTGGTAGGGATTCCGTGAGCAAATCACTGTTATCCCTCAACCAGTCCTCAAAGTAACCTTTGAGGCGGGTCTTCTCTGGAACATAAGAAGACCAATCAAACCCTAGATTCATTGGGTTTAACATTGGGATTTTGGTCTTATCGACCACATACCCCCAATCATTCTGGAATTTAAATCCAGGATTTGACCACGTCTGCATAAACAGGTCGTAGTCTAGGTGAGGATCGTCTGTCCTCCCCTCGCTGAACTTCTTTTCTATAGAGAAGATCGGCTCTACGGGATCTTGTCCCCGTAGTAGGGATTGGTAATACAGTCCCTTCGCAATCTCAAAAAAGACAGATTGCGGATCACTGAACATGTCTATTTTCAGTGAATTGATCAAAGTCCTTTGATTTTGATCACGTGGAGTCACTACCGCCTCTGGCGGTAAAAGTGCCTTCATTCCTTCCAGTTTTGGAAGGTATAGGTGGTGCTTATGCACCACCTTGTCTGTCCGATTAGATCGGACAAACTTGTAGCCAAATCTGCCATTGAGCAGGGCTGACAACCGGTACTTTGTTTCCCGGGGGTTGCGAGATTTGTTTTCAATAACTCGCAACATGTGCTTACCATCCATAGGGTAGGCACCATCACCACCAATTTCTATGGGGGTGTAAGGACTGATACAGTCCGGTTCCTGTGGCACTAAGATGTGCTGTAGGAGAGCCGCTTGGTCGAAAAACCGCTTGGCTCGAGGGTTGCTGTTAGCGACCCATCTGGTCTCCTTACCTAGAAGACTGAACCGCCCTATGTTAGTCATAGAGTAGGCATCTACCTCACTTGGTTGAGGTAGTAGCAACCTTATTCTTGGGTAATCCAAGTAGAAAAGGTCGTGACCCCTCCGCATCTGCACGTGGGGGGTGTCGTGCACTGATTGTGGCACGAGGCTTCCTTCTTCACAGTAGAAAGCCATCCGAGATGATACAAAAGTATCCAACTCAGATACCTTGAATATCTCATTCAAGGTGGAGATATGCCTGTGCAATTTCTCCGGATCGTTCTCAAGAGCGATCTCGTCGTCGCCTACGAGGGTATACACCCTCAGGCCCGATTTCTCGCAACAATATTGATGCGCGAGCGTGAGTATGACCTTAGTCATCATATCACCCATCATCCAGCCACGCTGCATGACGACCAACTGGTAACCCAGTTGTGACGGAACAAACGCGAAGCGTTTTCCGCAGTACTTGCTCTTCGCGAGCAATGCTAGGCCCAGAGGAAACTCTGGGTTCTCAGCTCTTTCAATTAAGCTGTGCCAGATTTGTCGGGCAACATCCTTGTTCCCGAAATCCGTAGCTTCCGACAGGTCAGTCGAAAGTGCATAAACAGTGTTGTTGTTTATGAGTTCACCCCACTCAGTATTCTGTGGGTTGAGCACATCTGTGAGAAATCTCCACAGATGGCGGTCGGCCTTAAGGCCTGACTTTATCTGCCGTGAAGTTAAAGACGGCTGAAATATGTGAGCGAAAACTCCCATAAGCACCTGATACGCATAAGGTGCCACGGTGATTGTCCGAGCCTTGGAAGGCTCTGCAACCCCGTGCAACCTAACACATGATGTGTAGGTAGGGTGGTGCAATAACTGATATATTGCCCAATGGACCAGGTCCTTTGCGGACCTGACCGGACGCGGCGCCACTGGCGTCGCCTCCAGAGTACGGAAGTCGTACTCTGCTCTAACCGACTTGTGTCTGGCTAGAGTGCTAAGGAAGGCAGTTTTGCCTCCCATGCTCCTTGTGCTTTCCAAGCACGAGGTCGTTCCGACAGATACTTTGCCGGACTTTCCGTCAACCCTTTTGCAGGGTTCGGTGATCTTGCCTAAGATGGCAGGATTTAGTTTCACAGCCTGACCCGGCTGTGTTACCGTAGCTATGAACTTATCATAGCTAATGTCGATCATTTTCTGATCGGCCATACCTGTAGCTCTGGTCTGACACCAGAGCAATACAAATCGCCCCAGATCACTGGGGTCCTCAATGGGAAACCCATTGAGCGCCGTGCGTGCCGCACGGAGGTACGGGATCATGAATCCCGGACATTCCACGTGGTTTAAATCACCGTGGAGAGCGAATGATTTTCTCATTCGCTTTTTCAGAGCCTTCCACTCGCTCTGAAACCGCGCGTAGTTATGCGCGCAGTTCTCTAACACCCAATTGGTTAGAGTATCCACTTCAGCCTCTAAGAGGCTGGTGTGGCGCTCACTGCATATCAGCAGTGGCAAGACGGCCGCATCGGCTGTCTGAAACCAGGCACGAACCTGGTTAAGGTGACCGGAGTCCAGTCGCCTGCGCATCTTCCCACGAAGTGCGGCTGAAGCCTTGAAATAAAGACTTCTCAGCAGTAACGTCTGCTGATCACACGGAGCGAACTCCGATAGATACGCTGGGGGTCCACGGACCCTCAGACACCTGAGTTGATACTCAGGTGAGATGCGCCTCTCAAAGAAGTCGCATACACTACGGAATTCTCCGTAGTACTCATCCAGTCTCTGGATGAGCGTGCTGCTATGCAGCACTACGATGCGGGGCCCTGCCCTTCCAATTGTCGGGAGGGGCGGGCACCAGCGTGTGGTCATTCTTCAATGACCTTTTGTTGTTATAAACGACAAACATACCTCTTCGGAGGCGAATCGGCATGAAGTCGTTT